CCATCGGTTGTAAGAAATTTCGCAGAGTTTGCTGTCTGTGTCGGTAAATCTAAGTCGGTAAAGTTCTTAGCCGTGACGTTCATCTCAACACGCCAGTTAGCACCCCAAGCAATAGCAGTTGTGTCTTCTTGCGCTCTTGTAATCACGCTAAAGGTATCGTTTGCCCTTGTGGTAACACGGACGATTTCAGCCGCGCCGTTTTGATATGCAACAGAGGCATTATCATACAACGGATTCCAAACAACAAGGTTATAGGCACCTCCGCTTGTAGCGGGGAAACGTGAACCGTGACCAGACTGAACCGAGAATGATGTTGCACTATCAGTTACCGATGCAGTAGTTGTGCTATACGCGAAATTTTTAACTTGGTCGCTCATAATTAAACGTCTTGGTAGTAAATCTGATTAGAAACTGTTTTTGTTCTTCGCCACACATCCATCAAACGCTTCATTTCTTCATCGTATTGGTTCTTCCAGTAAGTTGCTTTTGCCAAAGACTTTTCATCACCAATCTGTGCAAGCATATCTGCTGTGCAACCGAACCTTAACGCCTCATCCATATAGGACGGCACTTCGGGTTCAACAGCAGTAGCAATTTCAGTTGTCGGTAATCCGTAGTAATAAAATGTATAAGTTGTATTGGTAGGCGTAGGGAAAAATGTAATCTGATTGTTCCAAATCTTGTAATACTGAACTGTATTCGCCAAGTTGGTAAACAATAAATGTTGAATTGTGTCGTATTCCTGAACATCAATCTCCTTAGGAAATATAGCAGTTCCGTCAGGCATAACGATACGTTTCAAACGATAGAATCCAGTCGGTAGGGAAGCCACACCGCTTGTTACGGTCAGAGTTCCAGACTTTTCAAGGCAGAGAAGTCTTTGACACAACTGGTCTTGAACATCATTAAGCGAGTCGTAAATATCGACATCGGTAACTTGTGGGTTACTTACGCCGACAATTTTAGCAACACGCTCGTAAAGTTTAACACTTCTTGCCATAGGGGAAACCTTTGGGGGAGTTTTTACGCTCCCCCGATTAGATTAAGGTTTGTAGAGATCAACGTAGAGTTTCAATGTTCCACCAGTATAGTTAACTCCGAGATACGTAACATAGTCGATGTAAAACCGAATCAAGTCATATCCCGTAGTAGCCGTATCGGATGCAACAAAAGCATGAACGCGGTCTGAATTGAGTGTAGATGAACTTCCAATGATAGAAACAGAGTCAGAGGTTACACGCCAATCAGTCGTATAGCCAGTGAAAGAGTTCTTGAACTGGAATCGCAGACTTGCTTTCACGGTGTCTGTAACCGTAGCGAAAACCGCCAACTGACGTGCGCCCTTGAAGGGAACAAATGCAGTCGTTTCGTTTGCTGTCGCTTGGGTGTAGGAAGATTTTGTATAAGGATTGAACGTCTGGTGCTGAACCACTCCGTCAATCTTCTCATTGATAATCTGACCATAGCCAAGACCGACAACAAGAATTACCAAAGCAATTACTTGTTTCATTATTTAGTCTCCTTGTGCTTAAATCGTTTGTGTGCTGACAGTCCTGCGTTACTCGGTGATTCATAATCGCATTGGTCGCACTTGAATTTTTCCTGTTCCACAACAACCTCTTCAACTTTTTCCTCAACTACTTCAACCGTTGGTTTGTAAACTTCAAACGGATAATGTTTAAGGATATGATTGACGAACTTGTCAGGAACTTCCCCTATCGGGGAGAACTGGTATGGTTTACCATGTTCTCCCAAATAGAGTGTTGTTGATTTTCCGTTAAGATATTTCAGTTGCATTTATCGCTTCCTTCTTAATTAGTTATTACCACACACCGCTAAACGAACTGTTCGGGTTCGGGCTGTATGAGTAAACAAGCAACGATGACTGGTTCTTTGTTGCTCCGTCTGTGCCAGAATCAGCATTGACAGCCCAATCAGCGCGGCGGTCACCATACAAGAATCCACCACCAAATCCGAATTTGTTCTCGTAGTCATCTTCCTTACGGCGAGCCATATAGGATTCAAGAGCAAACGCGCGTGCAATCGAGTTCGCACCAAAAACCACGTTCATACGAACATCGGATGCGGAAACGCCTGCACCCATCGTAGCATCAGCGATAGAAAGCAGATACGGGTCAGCACCAGTGCCAGAGCCAGACACGGTAGCCGCAGACCACGTTTTAGCAGTCGATACCTTGTTTGATTCCATGACATAGATGTTTGCCCAACGTCCAGTTGCTTTCGAGAAAATCGGGTTGTCACCGCTTCTCGGCATTGCTGAACGGTTAGCGTCAATCCATGCAGAATCAGCACGAAGAGTTTTCATGCCACGCGGATGAACTGCAAACAGGAACGAATCATTACCCTCAATCTTAATCGGGTTAATGTTTGCTTCTGCAAGCGCAACCGCCAAGTTTTCAAGCATTGCGGTATCAATAACGTCTGCCGAAGTAACATTGGTCAATGCAGACTGATTTTTCCCGTAAATCGTGTTCGGGTGAGCGGCGGGAGCGGCAATAGAAACACCGAGTTCACGAACTACGTTAGGGCTGTAACCCATGTAGATAGTCGGGAACACAGAATCATCGAGAACCTTTGACAAGTGTGTCGAAAGCAAGTCTTTTGCTTTGCTACGCAGGTCATACGGTGAACGCTGTTCCGTCATTTTGCCTTCGATAACCACACCGTTACGATAGTGAGCAATCTTAACTTTCACGTTGTGGAAGGTCAGACCAAGTTCATTATCAACAAGTGCTTCGTTACCAGTTTTACCAGAGTTGTATGTGTCACCCTGAACAAGTGCTTTCACCAATCCCATTGTAATCTGGTCGCCAGAATCTTTTCCCAACTGTGTTTTCTGCACAATCGGAAAGTTTACCGCCTGTTCGTCAATCGAACCTTCGGATGCTTTGTCTTTTCCAATAAGACCTTTGAAAAACTGTTTGTCCTGAACGGACTCATGGAGTAAGCCATCCCAAAGTTTCTTGGTGGCTTGGTTGTTAGTTCCCTGTGTATAGGAAGCCATAGTATTATTCCTTAAATTTCATTTTCTCTTGTGAATTGTTCGATAGCAGATTTTACCTTGTCTGCACCCCAACGCTTATTCGATGCACCAAGCCCGTATTTTGTAACATGCTGAACAATATCAGCAGGAGTTACGGACGGAGTGCTTGAATTTGTCGTGTTGGCAGGTTGGTTCTTTCCTGCTTCGTTTGCTTTACTTAGGATTTCTTTTTTTGCCTGTTCGTATGCCTGCGTTTTCAGATTATCGTAGTTCTTGATTTTGTAAGCGTCAGATAGACTCCACTTGCCAGCGTTCTTTTGAACAAAGTCTAAGACTTCATCCACATTCACATCTGGGTGTAACCGTGAAAATTCTAACTTTGCTTTACCAATCGCCTGTTCCTGTTCCCATCCAGACATTCGCTGATTGATGGTTTCAAAAGCAACTTTCTGCGCTTTCTCTACCGCCTGTTGCTCAACTGCCTGTTGGTATGCCATCTGTCCCTCTGGTGTATAGAGGTCGTAATTGGCAGGATTGACCCCTTGCACTTGCTGTTGCGGAATATACGGCTGTGCAAGAGAAGGATTACGATACAACTGAACCGCTTGGTCTACAAACTGACGTAAGCCCGCATCGGTTGTTAAGTCATCAATAAGTTGCTTGTGGGGCTTTACCTGCTCGATGAACTTTGTAACTTCCGTCTGTGAACTTTTGTAGCCGTTAATCAAATCATCGACAGTCTTGTATGGTGTTTCCTTTGTGACCTTTTCGATAATCGGATCAACTTTTACTTCTGCCGATTTATTCTCCGTTTGGGGAACTTCGGGTGCAACTGTTTGAGGTTCAGCGTTTACAACAGGTGCTTCGGTTTGCGCTTCTGGATTCTGTTCGGGCTGTTCCTCTTTTTCAGGGGTTTGCAGTTCCCATCCTTCTTCCTCGTTTGTTAAGCGTTCCAATTCTGCTGTATCTATCTGATTTCCTTCTGACATATTTACCTTCCTTTAAGGTTGGGTTTAAAACTATGAACGCATCGTATAGTTCCTCACTTCTGAGGTTTACCATAGATGCGCTCGCTTGATTAAAATTCGCTTGCTGATATGTTTGGCTTACTTATTCTTTTGCCATTACCACAATGCCTTTGATTTTACTTCGGTCTTTCCATCCCTTGCGAGTATTGTCCTCTGCGTATGAATACTTCATTACAAAATTTTTCTGCCCAATGTATGTATCACATTCGATTGCTATTGGGAAAGCAGTTGCGTCACCCTCCCACAATTTATTGCCTTTTGAATCACGGAATACTACTGTTCCTTGCATTTGCTTGGTTTCCTTTCGTTATTTACCGCTATACAGTTTTTCTACAATGTATTTTACTTTTTTACCGCGTGATACGTGAGAGTTACCAGTTGAATGATACGATACGATGAATACATAGGCATCAGCATACGGAGCAAATGTCGGCGTTCCGTTCAATGCAAATCCAGTTAAGAATGTTCCGTTTACTTGTGTCTGAACTGATGCAATGGATGACCAAGCAAGCGTATCACCTGCGGTTGTTTTAATCGTCTGACCATAGATACGCTTAATAACGCACGATGCAGTAGTAGCAGTCCTTACAGTATCTTCCCATTGAGCCGCGAAAGAGATTGCAGACACGGCGGGTTCAGTTCGATACCAAATAACAGTATCAATCTGCGAATTTACGTAAGTAACCGCAACGCTGTCGGATGATTGAGTCTTGAACTGCTTTACCATAACACGACCGTTCTGCGCCATAAGCGGTAATGCAATTACAAACAGCAAAATTAGTTTTTTCATTTCTTCTTTCCTTTAGTGTTTAATTACATCGGGCTTTGTGCGCCCGCCGTGTTCTGTGATAAATCTGCTGGCATTGGGCTACCACTCATCTCTGGTTTCGGCGTAGGTGCTACCTGCGGTGGTAATCCGCTTATTTGTGAAAGCATCTGCTCTGCTTGAAACGCTTTCTGACTAAGTTCCTGTGAACCGCGAATATCAGAATACTTAATAATGTCAGACCATTGAATCGGTGCGCCCATTTGTTTCATATTCAGCATAGCGTAATACTGTGCTTGCCGTGTAGTCGCATTAGCGTTAGTAGCATCAATGACAATATCATAACGCCCAACGGTAATATCATTAAGTTTGCTGTTGTTGATTTGAATGATTTTAGCACCCTCTTGAACCGCTTGAACAATTCCCATATCCATCCTCTGTTGCAACTCTGGAGGAATAAACTTAGCCGAATAATCGCCCAACACTCTTATCCTTCTCGGTTCTGTGTAGTATTGTTGGATATTTGCTATCGTTAATTCCGCCAGAAGTTTGCAACTCATCAGATGGTGTTCAAAGAGTTCAGAGATAATAACCTCTACACCCTGTTGCAACTGATTGATACCACGACCAGACTTTACACCATCGGGAACTTGACCAAGTGAAGCGTCAGTCAAACCAGAGACAGAATTGAAATCCATCTCCGCTTTCTCTTCCATTCCCGCAATAGCAGGAAGTGCATTCATGTTGCTGTCAATCGGTTTTACGGCATTGTTAATATCACCGTTTACTTCGATAATCGTCCCCGTTTTACCAAGATTCTTTTTGGCATCTTCAACGTCATCAAGCGCACCCTTCTTCGTCCAATAAGAGTTCTTAGCCGCCGTTCCAAGCATCTTGATAATTTGGCTACGTCTTTTGTTTTTCTCATCTTGAACGTCGAGTAAATCCTGTGCTACACCAGTTACACGCCCGTTATCGTTATACGCAAACCATCCGACAATATCGAACTTGTTGTGCTTATACTTGGAAATCTCATTTTCAAGAACAACATTCCCACAAACAGTAATAATCCGAACTTTCTTTTGCTTTTTCTTAATAACAGGAAGTTTAAGACCGAACTGTTTTTCAATCGCTTTGAGTTCCTTTTCGGGAATTTCTGTCAGTCCTTTTTCGGGAATGTCAATCAGTGTAACGGGAACGTATTCATACTTCTGCAAGCGAAGAATACGATACTTTCCAGTCTCACTATCTTTAACCTCGTCATCATACGAATACTCATTATTCGGTGAGTAATCATACCCTGCTACCTGTAATCCACCAGTTTCCTCTACGCCGTTTTTCATGGCTTCAAGTTCTTCGGCTTTTTCAGGATACATTGACTTTAATTTGTCAAAGGACACATTTGTTTCATCAATGACTGCTTCCATCTTTGAAACATCATACTCTTCTTTGTCACCAATGAGATACACACGGAACGGATTGATACGTCTTGTGGTAATCTCTCCCAAAGGATCTAACTCATCACTCCAACAGTTCTGGATAAATCCCCGACCAGTGATAAGCATATCACGGAACGCCCTTGCTTTCTGGTATTCCGTTTGGTTCAGATAGTAAACGTAACTCTTAAGGTCTGTAAGGATTTCTGCGATAATTGCATCGCCCTTGTCATCACGCGGATAACACTTCTCGTCAATCTTTGCTGAAACCTGCGCTCCTGCAATACGGTTAATGAACTTCTTTACAAGCGGAATAGACAAGGTAGGGTTATCACCCATCCTGTTTCTTGTTTCCTTCTTCCATTGACCTAAATCGTTATCTACCCAGTTATTCACATACTGGTAGCAACGTAGCCAAGTCTGGCGTTCTTTTTCCTCGTTGAGTTTTACCCTACGGTATTTTTCAAGGATTTCTAACGCTTCTTTTTCGGGACTCTCTTGTTTTTCGTTTTCCAAAGTTCATTGTGATTTCCCCGCTCGCTTTACGCTTGCTGTATGTAATACTTCCGTTCTTTCAGCATATCTACTGTGTCAAATGTGAACGTGGAATACACGCCTACACCATCAACCTTGCCGACCAACATTACCGCTTTTGTAATACCTTCTTTATCTGTCGCAATTACCAAATCATCGCCAAATAAATGTTTCATCATTTCTAAATCCGTCATCCTTGCTCCTTGCTTGGTTTAACTTGCCATCCAATCTACTGCCTCGTCCTCTTCTCTTTGACTACGTGCTACCTTCCAAAGTTTATCGAGAATCGTTTCTTTCTTGCTTGCCTTAACGGGTGTATCGTATAAGAAACTAACTCCGTATCTAACAGCATCGACAGCATGGTCATCTTTCTTTACTGGCTTTTCAGGTGCATCCTGTGTTGCTCCAGCCTTCAAGTCTTTCCACCGATACAGTTGAAGTTCGTTCCTCAACTCAACACATCTCTTGCTAATCCGCATCTTAGGGAATCCATTTGACTGAACCTTAAGATACTCCTGCATCCTATTGATACCTGCGCGAACATCATTGTTAGCAGGATTAAAGAACAAGCCACAATCGGCAAACTCATCCATGATAGACAGACCATTGAGAGCGGTTCTGT